ATGATGTTATTACCTGCTTGGTCTTGAATGTTGTCTACTTTAATAATACTACTCATTTTCTAATACCTCTATTCTAGCTTTTAACTCTTTTATTGCATTAACTAATACTGGAACTAAATGTTCGCCTTTGTATTTTAAATGTTCTGGTTGTTCGTCATCAATAATAACATTATCAGAACCCTCAAGTTCAAGTATGTCTTGAGCCTTAAATCCATAGTGCATAGGTCCATGTGGAGTGTCATCATCTCTTGATTTTCTAAATTGAAATGAAACAGGTTCTAATTGATTAATAAAGTCTAAACCATGAGGAACTGTACCAAAATTAGTTTTATCTCTTAAATCTGAAGTTACTGTCCAAGCAACTTTTACATAAGCATTAGTTATATCGTTATGACCAGTTACTAATCTATTACTTTCAGTAGTAATATTAATCATACTAGCATCAGCACCAGCACAAACACCTAAAAGCACATTAGCACTACCTGTTGTAACATTACGACCAGCATTAAGTCCTATTGCTGTATTATTTTGTCCTGTCGTATTAGAATATAAAGCACCTTTTCCTACTGCTGTATTATTTGCACCTGTTGTGTTATCGTTTAAAGATGTATGACCTAATGCAGTATTATTACTTCCTGTTGTATTTTTACACATAGCAGCAGTACCTACTCCTGTGTTACAGCAACCTGTTGTGTTAGTACACATAGAAACTGAACCTACAGATGTATTTTCAAGTCCTGTAGTATTTGCTTTTAAAACAATATCGCCTACTGCTACATTGTTAGCACCTGTTGTGTTACCTGCTAAAGCACAATATCCAAAAGCAGAATTATTAGAACCTGTTGTGTTTGAGTTCATAGGTGCATATCCAAAAGCAGAATTATTACCACCTGTTGTATTAGATATTAAAGTAGCATATCCAAATGAAGCATTACATTCACCTGTTGTAGTAGCTTCCATATTTCTACCACCAACTGCTGTGTTTTTACCACAAGTAGCTACTTTTAAAGCATCAAAACCTACTGCAACATTACAAGCACCTACTGTATTAGTACATAAAGCATTTGTACCAATTCCAACATTACCTGCTGCTGTTGTGTTAGAAGAAAGTGAATTTAAACCTACAGCTGTGTTATTACTTGCTGTTGTGTTACATCTCATTGAGCCATTACCTACAGCAGTATTACATTCTCCTGATGTATTGGTACATAAAGCTAAATGACCAAGTGCTGAATTACTATTTCCTGTGTTATTTTTTAATGTTGCTCTACCAAAAGCTACATTAGATGCACCTGTTTGAGTAGTACATAATGCTTCATAACCCATTGCTGTATTGCTAGTTGCTGTAGTGTTACTTTTTAAAGCTGAAAAACCTACTGCTGTTGCAAAAGTTCCTGTTGTGTTAGCAGTAAGTGATTGATAGCCTACAGCTGTGTTATTAGAGGCAGTAGTGTTAGAAGATAATGCTTGTCTTCCCATAGCAACATTATAACAACCTGTTGTATTTGAATATAAAGAAAATGCACCAACAGCTGAGTTTCTAAATCCTGTTGTGTTAACTTGCATAGAGGCTCTACCAATAGCAGTATTATTATTACCTGTTGTATTAGTACAAAGTGCAGTTTCACCAATGGCAGTATTTTCATTTGCAGTTGTGTTTAATTTTAAAGCAGAACTACCTAATGCTACGTTTTGAGTTCCTGTGGTATTAGCTTTTAAAGAACAAAAACCTACTGCGGTGTTATCGGAAGCTGATGTGTTTTCATAAAGTGAACAAGCACCTACTGATGTATTTGATGAGCCTGTATTTACTCTTAAAGATGTCATACCTACTGCTGTATTAGAAGTTCCTGTAACGTTTTCTCTTAAAGCAAAAGCACCTAAAGCTGTGTTGTTTGAAGCTGTTGTGTTAGTACATAAAGCTGATTTACCAACTACTGTATTGTAATCTCCTGTAGTTAATGCTGATGCAGAATTAGTTCCAATAGCAACATTGCTTCCACCACCAGCCTCAATACTGTCTAACGCAGTATCTCCCAATGCAACGTTATCTGTTCCTGTAGGATAATTACCATCTAGTTTGATTGTGCCACCATCTACATCTAGGTTTCCTGTAATAGTAACGTTTGCAGAAGAGCTTAAAGTTGCTCCTGATGCAACAGTAATCGTATCCCCAGAATCTCCAACAGTTAATGTTGTACCTGATTGTGGAATTATTTTATCTACTTCTACTTGACTCATTATAATATTACCAATGTCCCTGTTATAGTTTGTGTACCTGTGATCGTTACAGGTCCTGCTAGTACTCCAGAATCTAAAGTTTGATCTTCAGATAAAGTTGAATTATGTGTTACGACAAAAGTTGTTGCGTCCATGACTGGCGAAATAGTTTTCTTAGCTGGCAATGTACAGAAGACAGTTTTTCCACCTGCAGTAAAGTTCACTGCTGCATCGGAATTCGATGAAGATATAATTGTGTCTCTTGATAAAGTGTCAGTTCCTGCATCGGTAACAGTTCCTACTCCTACTTCCCATTGGTCTGTTCCGTCATGAGAAATTGCATAGTAAGTTGTATTACCATCGCCAACTCCAGATACAAAAGTTTCAAAACCAGTTTCAGCACCGGCCAGTGAAAACGTTCCTGTCCCTGTAGTTGTACTTGTCTCCTTAACTCTATCGTTAATTACTAAAGCCATTCACTACTCCAAATTTTATTACGCGTCGCCAAGTCTAATAATTGCATCAGAAGAAGTTGCAGCTGGGAACTGAATAACGAAATCTCCGTTAGTTGCAGTTTTTGATCCGCCGAAATCTAAAACTAATACAGCTTCATTAGAACTATCTTTATAAATCAGAGCGCCTACTGCTGTTAAAGTTACAGAACTAAAAGTTAAGTCTGCAAAGTCAACATAGCCAACATTACTTGCTACTGCTACACCATTGTTAGTTAAAGCGTTTCCACCTGCTGTATAGTTTGTACCAGATGAAGAAACTTCATTAGTAGTTGTATAAGCAGTTGTAGAAGTACTGAAACCAGCTAATGATGTGTAAAGTGCTAATTTGAAACTTGATCCGCCAGAATCAAAATCAAACACACCACCAAGTAGGTCTGTTTTAAAAGAGTCAGGTACTATATTTGCCATTTATTTGTCTCCTTAATTATTTTAGGGTGATGGTGATTTAAGAGGAGTACGAATAACACCATCTTGATATTCGTCTCGGCGTCTACGACCTTGTTGTTCGATCGCGTACGATTGTAAAGCTCTTTTAAAAGATCCTTCGTAGTATTGTAACATATCTGCAGGACCTTTCAAGTAACCATATGCTTCTACCAGACATGCATACAAAAGTAAATCTTGATATTTATTTGATGTATAAGTACCATTAGTACTTGGTGGAGAAGCTCCAGTTGTTGTTGTAATACTATCTGGTTGTTTTGTATACGCTAAAGTGATTAAATTAGTGCTATTTGGTGTAGGTGCTACTACCCAATAATTAGCATCCCAGTTAGCATAATACTTAGGTATACCTGAAGCCGTTCCAGGTGTGTCATAAAAAGTTGCCATATATGAAGTATCTTTTTTTTCTAAAAAAGTTTGATTACCAGAAGAATCTGTTAATTGAACATATCGAATAAATCTTAGATCAGATGGTATGGTTACATATCTACTTCCAGCTGCTAAGTTAGAGGTTGCATAAAATCTATTATCATCAGAATCCGCTTCTCTATAAATCCTATTTTCAGCGTTTTTAATTATAGTATCTAAAATAGTATTTGATAACACAGAGTCATCTACTTCTGTATAGTTTCTAATATCATCTTGTAGATTTGCTAAAGTATAAGCCATTACTCTGATCCCCCATGTTTTCTACGTATCTTTTCTTGTTTGTCTGTTCTTACTTCTTCATAAAGTGCAAGATGAGGGTCCTGTTTTTCAGGTGTAAATATATTTTTAATCCAATTAATTAATTTTTTAATCATGGTGATATAGTTATGGGTCCTACTGAACAGCCATAACCTCCTCCTTTTATATTACCACTTGTAGCAGTATTTGTGTCAACTGTAAAA